CTTTTTTATTTGTAATAACTAAATCAAAAGGACAAGACGGGTCTAGTGGTCTAGACACATAATAACCTCGTTTTAAAAATTTATAGGCTACAGCCAATTCAGCTAGACAACCTTTTAAAGTACAATTAAAATCATTCTCAGTCATATTTATATCCTTGTTCCAAACACAGTAGTTTCTTCTTCTGGTTCTGAATAAGAAATTTTAATGCCTTTTGGTTTTTGTTTAGTTGGTGGAGACCATAATATTACTTTCTTTAATTTAAAGTTATAGTCTTTCTTTTTTAGTATCTTAGCTACTCTAGCTTGTACTAGTGCATCTTCTTCTGTTAGTTTATTTTCTTCATAAGTTTCAACTACAGATTGCCAATAGTTTTTAGAATCAGCTAAAACTCTAGCAGCTTTAACAGCACCCACAGTTGGGCAACCTTTATAGTTATCTGATTGGTCTCCTGTTAATACTTGAAAATAAAAATTATAATCAGCTTGTTGAATACTTATTCTATAAAATTCTCTACTAGATGGATTATAGTGTAAGCCTTCTACTTGGTCTAAATCTTTATCCTCTGAACATATAATCTTAGCACCATTTATAATATCACTAGTTGCTAGTATACCTATTATATCATCAGCTTCTAAATTAGGTTTACTGTAGCCATTATAATTTTTATAAATATAATCTTTACAAAATTTTAAAGTTAATGGTTTTCTAGTGTTTATTCTATTTAATTTATAGTCTGGTAAAATAGAAGTTCTAAAATTATTTCTATCTGAAAAAGCACAAACTATTTTAGTACATTCAGTTTGTTCTTTTAGATTATCAAAATAATCTTTAATCATAACTATACATTCAGCTTCATCTGAGTGTAAAGTCCATACATCATTTTCCCAGCGTATTGGTTTTTCTGATACAGTTGATAATTTATAAGCAACTATATCTGCGTCAACAATCAATGTGCTCATATTACGAAGTTCCTTTTGGTTTTAGTTTAGACAAATCTAAATGGATAACAGAACCTTCTGATTTTAAAAATTTAGATCTCCAATCTGAGTCTGCGTATTTAGATTTAACTTCTTCTGATATTGCTATCTTTGCAAAATCTTCTGTATAGGTTTCTACGGTTTTTAGAAAAGCACCTAGAATAGCACCTATTTGCACAGATGGACTTACTGATACTTGGTACGCAGTTTCTCCTTCTCCTTTTGCTTCAAAAAGAGAGTAAGCAATCTTATCGTCTCCAACATCAGTTAACACTAATATAACTTGCATTGTTTTCTTTCGTTGTTTAATGAGTTTCCGACCAGTTGTTTCCAACACGGAAACTGGCACTAATAGGTACTCTAAGTTTAAAGTATTCTCCCGCTTTCTTTATGCTATCTACCGCTAGTTGACCCACAAATTCTGCTTCTTCTTTTTTTGCTTCTATTTGAAATTCATCGTGAATAGTTGCCACAACCCAAGCATCTTTATCTTTTAAATTATCCCACAATATTGTTAATGCTTTCTTCATTATAATTGCACCACAAGATTGTATTAAAGTATTTAAAGTTGCGTGATTACTTCTTACAGTTAATATTCTTTGGTCTACTGCTTTTAAAACTCCGTGTGCTTCTATCTTTTCAATTATATCTGTTTTAATTTGCTTTAAAAAAGGTAGTTGTCTATAAAATCTATCTAATATATCTTTAGCTTCAGTTATTGGACAATCAAGTATTTCAGATAATCTTTTAAATGAGCTACCATAAAGTAAAGCGTAAAACATTGTTTTACTTAATTCTCTAGACTGTAAACCAGCAGCTTTCATATTATACGTATGAAAATCTCCATTAAGAATTAAATCAGCGTATTCTTTACCGCCTTTATAATTATAAATGTAATGAGCAAAACAAACTGCTTCCAATGATTTAGCATCTACACCAACCATTACATAGTTTGGTTTAGGTATAAATAATTCTCTAAATTCTTTACCATATAAACTATGAGTGTTTGGTATATTTTGTAAATTAGGGTATCTAGAACTCATACGACCAGTAACCACATTGGTTATGTATGAAGTGTGTATTTTACCTTTCTTAACTACTTTTAAATATCCGTTAGCACCTTCTGATAACATTCCTAATCTTTTTTCTATTAACAAATATTCATTTAATAGTTTAGCTTCTGGGTAAGGTAAGTTAGACAATATATCCTCATCAATCATTGGTGTACCAGTAGGTGTAAATTCTTTTGGCTTCCACCCGTGTAAAGTTGTTAATCTGTTAGCTATATGTTGTCTTGAAGATGGATTAAACTTTACTATTTTTGTTTTTCTTATTGGCACTCCTTTTTTATACCCAAACTTTTTGCTGTTAACTTTAGGTACAAACTCTCCTAAATCTTCTTCCCAATCTATAAAAGTTTTTTCTAATTTTAATTTTAATTCATTATACTTTGCTAATAGTTTAGCTTGTAAAGACTGTGCTTTTTTCTCATCAAAATAAAAACCACGTAATTCTTGCTCTTTAGTTATAAAAGATATTTTATGTTCTAGTTCTATACTTTCTTTACTAAAACCTTTAGACATAAATTTCTCGTATAACTTTTTAGTAAGTCTAACGTCTTGTATACAATACTCCAACATCTTCTCGTCAAACTTTTCAAAAGCATCTGGGTTGTTTTGTTGGTAGTCTAGTTTTTTAAACTGTAATCTTTCTCCCCAGCTTTTTAAACTATGCTTACCAACTGAGTTTTTAGATATTGTACCTCTCACCAACAACTTAACATCAACGCTATTTGCGATGTCAGGGTAGATAAGGCGACTAAGACAAAGCGTGTCGTGGACTAATTCTCTTTTATGAGAATAGTTTAATAATTTATTGAGGACGGGGAGGTCATACCCAATACAATTATGTCCCACGATTAAATTGTCGGTGAGAAGTTTTGTTCCTTGCGGAATATCGTTTCCTGTAAAAGTAAATTCTTTATCGTTCTCGTCTATAATAACAAGACAATGTATTACTGATGGGTCTAGCCCATTAGTTTCTATATCAAAAAATAAAGTTTTGGTCATTTTCTTCAAGTAATCTTCCAGTTGTTGTATCGTAATTAACAGCAGATGCTATCCCAGTATCACCTGAGAATCTGTTTTTTAATACACGAATAATTGTTTTGTTTTCATTTTTATTAGAATTTCTTTCTAAAGAAACTACTGCATCTGAAAGTTGTGCTATACTTGCACTACCTCTAATGTGTGATAGTGAAACAGCTACACCATCAGTATGGTCTTGGTTTCCATCTAATCTTTTTAAATGTGCTACACAAATTAAACTTATATTTAATTCTTCAGTTAAAGTTCTTAACTTAGTAAATAATACGTCCAATGCTTTTCTTTCGTCTACAATATCAAGACCAGATATTAAAATAGATACGTGGTCTAGTATTATAAAAGAGCAATCTAAACCTTTTGCAAAGAATTTAATTCTAGTAAATATATTCTCTTGTTCTGTACTACCAAAGTTATGATACAAAAATACTTTACCACTACCTAAAGTGTCTTTGTACGCTTGTTCAAGTTCATTAGTTGGTATATTGCTAACTCCTTTTATGTGAACACGTTTATTTAAACTAATACCTAAAATACCGTGACAAGTTCTTTGTAAACTTTCTTCAAGAGATATAATACCAATCTTATGATTTTGTTTTATTAGTGAGTACATAAGTTCTTTAGTAAATAAAGTTTTACCAACTCCAGTACCAGCACACACAGTAACTATTTCTCTTTTTCTTAACCCGTATAATTTTTTATTTAAACCAGAAAATGGATATTGTGCAATCGCTACTGGTACAGGTTCTTTAATTAAATCCCATAAATCAGTACCGTAAACAATTCCATCTGGTCTATATTCTTTTGCTTCCCACATAGCCTTGATAACTTCTTCGCCACGATTAGCGACAAGCATATCGTTTACGTCTTTTAATTCAAACGTAGCTATTTTACATTTACCTACTGTAAATAATTCTGCACATTCTTTAGCAGCATCTTGACCGTGAACATCTTGGTCAAAGAATAAAATTATTTCTTCAAAACTTTCTAACCATTCAAGTTGTTTCTTTAATGCTTTAACTGCACCATTAACACCGTTAGGTATTCCCACAACTGGGTATTTATGATTAAATAATTGTGATAAAGATATTGAATCAATCTCTCCTTCGCATACGCAAACTTTCTTACCACCTTGTCTCCAAAGTTGCTGACCGTAAAGTAAAGCATTATTTATATTACCAGTTGTTTTAAAAACTTTATTTTTAAATCTTAGTTTCTGAAATACTACACTTTTATTGTTGTCGTAGTAATTAGCTATATGTACTATTTCGTTATTAATCCTACCGACTTGATAATTCCACTTCTGACAGCTCTCCAACGTGATATTACGTTTGAGCAACGGAATAAAATCACCAAAAACCAAATCAGGATTTTGTTTAACGGTTTTATTATTGGACTCAATAACGCCCGAGCTGCCAACATAAGTATTGCAACTAAAACAAAAAGTGTGCCCATCGCTATATAAAGAATTAGCATCGCTAGACATACAAATTGGATTAGTGCACGGTATATGCCTAACAAACTCGCTTTCAGTATTGTGTTCTCCCATAAATTTAACTCCTTTTTATTGTTCATTGTTATTTATCCACTCTGCTGGTACAAATTTATCAGCATACTTAATATTATTTTTATTACACCAGTCAGCATAAGTTGTTTTAGATTTCTTATGTATTCTATTTTTAGAATTACCAAAAACAAATCTTATATCTAACTCGGGATTTTGTTCCTTCACTAGAAGATGTTTCTTTCTGTCGTTAGCAGTAAAGTAACCTTTTATCTCTACCAAAATCCCATTATCTAAAAGTATATCAGGTTTATACTTATGCTTAGTAGAAGGCTTTAAGTATAAAACTATTTTCTTTTCGTATTGAAAACTTATATTACGTTTCTGTAAATCTTCAATAACAGTATCTTCTAACCCGCTTCTATAATTAGAAGTCGAATTTTTCTTCTTGAACCGAACCATTTTTAAGTTGTACTGTTTGGTTGGTTTCAACGTATTCAAACCCGTCTTCTTGATTAAAACCAAAGTTATCTTTAGCTTGATTAGTTTCTACTAAATTTAATATTTGAACAGCTTGTAATACTAACGAAGCACCACAACCTAATATATTAGTAAAGTATGGTCTAATCTGATAGGCAACTTTTAGTGTACTACCAGAATAAACAATCAAAGGTGTATCAATTATTTTACCTTTAGCATCAAACACTTTTACTTTCTTTTCGTATTCAACACCAGCTTTAGTTTTACCTTTAGCTTTTTGTTTAAAATGAAACTCAATACCACCATCTGTTTTTTTGTATGGTAAAAATTCAGATTTCTTTGTTGATTTATTTTTAGCTAATTCAGAAGTTATTTCTTTATTAATTAAATCAATAATAGGTTTAGCTTCTTTTTCACTTAACTTTAATTTAACATTGTAAACTCCGTTTGCGTCAAACTTAGTATCTGGCGTAAACAAATACGGATAATATGCTGTACCCGCAGGGGTTGTATAAGTTGTTAATTTATTTTTTTCCATATGTTTATTGTTTGTTGTTAGTGTAATGAATTACAAGAGTTAACTTGTAGTTCCAAGAGTACATCTTAGGTCGTACTCTTTTTGACCTATTACTTACTACATGAAAAAGTATTTACTCTCTAACACTTTAGTAATATCTAAAGTTCCTTTTTCAGGTGGTGGTTCTAGTAATGCTTTTTGTTTATTAGGTAATTGTTTAGCAAAGTCTTCATACAACTTAACTAAATAATCTTCTGTAAATAAATCTACTACTGATTGCCTAATAAATTTATGTAGTAAATCAACTTTGTTTGCTGTAGTTGCAAAACTATCGTGAACCATTAATAAATTTGGTATAGGTTCTGGGCTATGTTTACAACGTAAAGCTACTGCTTGTGCTAACGCACCGTCAAGACTATGTGTAATATTGGGTGCTATGCTACTTTGCATTTTTCTTACATCTAGTTTATGTAATTGTCTACGTAAAGTTGTATAGACTAATGAACCAGATATAGCAGTCTTAACTTTAAACTTTTGTAAGTATCTGTAATCTTGTGTAACTTTAAAACCCATAGGGGTAGTCCAAGTCATACATAAATTAGCTTGTGCAAATAGTTTAGCTACATTTTGAAACCACACCATAAGTTCAGATGCTTTGGGTACTTGTTGTTGTATGTGTTTCCAATTTATATTTGCTAACCACTTACAATCATTAAAGCCATCATCTTTTAAAACTTTAGGTTTACCTAAGTCTACTTGTTTTTTATATTCATCAAACACCTGTTCACGAGCTCCAAATTGTTTTAACCCGTATACATATGTCATAATGTTTCGCTTTACGATACTTCTACTAATGCCAAATTGCAACCAACGATTAGCTTCATAAGAACCTTGACCAGCTAGTTCTTTAACTTCTTTAATAACGCTATCTGCTACAATAGAATATATGTCTTGTGGTTTATCTGACGGGGTAACATTTACTTTCCAACCTGTTTCATAATCTCTAGATAATATACTTAGGATTTGTAAACCACTACAAGTAGCGTCCATTGACACAGGTAAATTACAAACATAATCTAACCCGTGCTTCTTATATTGTTTTAAATGAAAACAAGTTTGTAGAAACTCCATAGGTTTATCTGCTTCACCCCAACCCCTGTTCTCAAACGGGTTATCTGCATAAGAAAGCATAAGCTCAAAGTTGTCTTCAGTAAACTTAACCCGTTCATCAAACGATATTTTATCATTTCCAAACGTGTTAGCAGCGTGAACAAACAACCAGTACTTGCCTCTGTCCCCTAACCTTTCCCCGTTTTTAAAACATATAACACTTCTAATTTTTTGATCGGATTGATAACTTAAATAATTACCTACCGTATATATTCTACCTCTCCTATCCATAAATAGAACAAGATAAAACATACTAGCATTTAAATATTCTCGTATTATTGATATTGCTATTGATGTAGAAAGTACCTTAGATATTCTAGCTATTTCATTTTTGTATTCATTGGTGCAATCTCTTTTGTATTG